GAGGCGTCGATAGAGTAGCCATTCGCAAAGGTGACGGGGTTGTTGAAGGTTACAGGTGCCGAGAATGCAAAGACCCCGCCCGAATAGGTTGCCGGGGCGTTGCCGAGGATCGTGTTCCCAGTCCAGAGGACGAGATTCCCCGTCGTTCCCGATCCAGTGAGCAGCTGAATCGTGTCGTTGGTGACCTGATCGACAGTCCAGAGCGTTGTTCCGTCCGTGTCAAGCAGCGCGAATTTATAGGAACTACTCCCGACCCAAATCTGCGCCCCGCCGGCGGCATCCATCACGACAGGATTATTGTTCTGCGTCAGGCCGGAGGCGTCGGTATAGGTCGGCTGCGGCGTTGTCGTGCCAGCGGCGTAACTGTAGAGCGAACACCCCGCGCAGGGAAGGCCGGAGCCGTTCAGAAAGTACTGATGCGGCTGAGATAGCGGCGCCACCGTCTGTGCGTGGAGCGCAGCGAAGAACAAGCCGAACATTAGAAGGAGCTTTTTCATTCTGTTCCTGGAGGAAGAGGGATTGCGGCTGCTTTGGAGGGCAGTTGTAGTTGAGGATGCATGCGCAAGTAATGCATCAAAGCGGCAACCTGTTCGCCGCCGCTCATCTGCTCGGCTTGCGGAAGAACGGTTGGCGCTCCGCGGCCTGCATTAGCAGGCAACGATAGCTGCGGACCGCGGCGCAGATCCTGCATGGTTGCTGCTACTTGCTCACCCGGTGTCATCTGTGGATTGTAGGGAAGGATCGTCGGCGCTCCGCTCTGGGCTGGGAGTTGCCGTGCAGCGGAAGCGGGAGCACGAAAGGAGGGCTGAGGAAATGGCGTTGCCGGTTGCGCCGCGCTGAACGCCCGCTGAATCATCGCGTCACTGGTATTCCGTGCCTTGAGTGCGTTGGCAACCGCAGTGCGCTGCGTTCCCTCGATCACGTCGCCCGGGCTCATTGTCAGGACGCCTTTTGCGATCTTGCCGTAACCGGCCGCAGTCGATAACTGCTGGCCTAGGCTCTCCGGATTCTGCCGGGCAGCGACCAGCTGGCGCCCATACATCTCTTTCTCGACGTTGGTGAGTGAGCCGTAGGCTTTTTTCAACTGCGCAGCACCGGGCCCCGATACCTCGTCCAGCTTCCCATACAAGCCATCGCGCAGCGCGTGGCCCTCTGCGACAGTGGCAGCCATTTGAGGATCAGCCTGCGCCACCTGCTGGCCTACCTTGTTCTTGGCGTAGTAGGTATTGAGGTCCCGATTCGTGGATTGAAGATAGTCCTCCGCCTCGCCGAGATTCAGCGGGCGTCGGTAGGTGTCTGCAACCTGCTTGATCTGCGCGACCAAACCCGGGTTCTGGGCAGCCGTCCGTGCGTCAAGGCTGTTGACCATCGCATCGGCAATCTGGTTGCCATCAATTGTCGCGCTCTGCGCCGCGGCCGGTCCCAGGCGAGCCTGATATTGCTGCCAAATTCCCTTCTTTGCGGCCGCGGCGGCGTCCAGCGCGTCCTGAATGTTGGCGATTGGATGGCCGAGGGTTTGCTCCGCTGACTTCATCAATGGAATCGCCGTTTTTACGTCGGCATTCCAGTTGATATTGTTCTTTCCTGGCTTTACCGCCTGCGTCATCAACTGCTCGGGCGGCCCGTCAACGAGCGACGGAAAGGCAGACGACGCCGCATCGTGAAGCGTCTGCCCCAGCTTCGTGGAAGATACGGCACTCACTGCAGATGGGAGCACGCCGCGCTGTAATGCGCTGGGAACAAGGCTATTAACCGGCCCGAGGGCTGGAGAAGGCTTCACGCCCTCCACCGCTCCCGCGGTCATCCTTCCCCCCTCCACTCCTCCGACAACATCACCAGCGACGTTCTCCAGCGCCAGCGGGAGTCCTCCTTGCGCTTTGTCCGCCTGGAATTGCTCCGCTCGCTGCTGGATTGGGTTGGGCATACCCAGCTTATTGGCGATAGGGCCAAGAGCGGAGGTCTGAATCCCCATCTCCGCAGCGCCCTTCAGCGTATCCAGCGGATGCATCGCCGGCGCCGCGATATCCTGCAATGCGCGCCCGCCGACCTGTTCGATTCCACCCAGGACGCCTTGAGAATGTGCGCCAGAGCCTACCGGATTGAACAGGGCCTGCTTGTAGAGCTCGAGCGCCGACGGCGGAGCGTCTGAGCCCAGAACCGGCTGGCCTGCGGAGTTGAAGCCCTGAATATGGCTGTTGGTTGTCGGCTTGAACCCGGCGTCTACCGCAGCTTTCGCCTTGTCGGCGGGAATGTACCCCAGGGTCTTTCCATCGGGCGCGGTCATTTCATACGCCGGCTTAAATCCCGCCTGAACCGCATCCGTAGCTTTCGCCTGCGGGATATCGCCCGTCTGCCCGTCGGGGGAAAACATGGGAACCGTGCTCACTGGTGCGCCGTCCCGCCGAATTGCGCAAAGGGATCGTTCGCGGGCTTGGCGGGTGCGCCGCCAGAAGAGCCTGTTCCCTTCAAGCGGGTCTGAATGTCAGCAATTTGCTGCTGATAGGCAGTGGTGCGATTGGCCATATCCTGCTTTAGCGTATTCAGCGAAGCAATCATTGCCGGGAGAGGCTTGTTCCCGTCCACAATATCCTGCAACTCGTGACGCGACGAGTCTGACAGCACCCCGCTGGCATTCGACGAGTTAAGTACCTTCGCAGCCTCAGTCTGAGCAGTGGCCAAAGCCGTCTTAAAAGACGACATATTCGCCGTCCCGATCATCTTATCGTTGATCATTCGAACGGGCACATTGAGAAATCGCGCGCCCAGGTCGGGAATCTGCTGAGCGGTCTGCTGAAGCAGGTTCATGTTTTTTTCGGCCGTGCTTTCGAACGCCTGTACCTGATCGAAGTTGGTTTGGAGTTTCTTGAGGGAATCAGCGTTAGCTTTGAACTCAGCCGAGTTAGCCGCCAGCGATGCGTTCGGGTGAAGATCGGCCGCGCGGTTCATGAGGTCCCGGTTTTGCGCGATGACACTCCCGGAACCTCGACCAATCGGCGGAAGCTGGCCCGTCTGATAGTACTTTTCAGCCTGCTGGTCGAATGCATCCTGCGAAAGACCATACCTCTGGGCGACTTTTCCCCAGTCGGTACCGCCGGCCTGCGCCTGGAAGGAGGGCGCGCCAGCCACTCCGGACGACATCCCCTGCATGATCATCGTTGGCGAATGCTGCGCCTTCCACACGACGTAATCGGAGGCTGTTTTGCCGGGGTTCTTCTGCAGCCAGTCGGCTTGTTGTTGAGCTTCTACTGGAACCCCGGGCGCTCCGCCGTGTTGTTGATACCACCCCGTCTCCAACTTCTTCTGATCCGCCGTCGCCTGATCCGACGAGATGGAAGCGTTGTCCTTCGCCTCCTGCATAATCTGCGTCTGCCCCATCAGGCCCTTGCGCATGACGTCCAACTGCTGGCGGATTGAATTTGGGTCGCCGGATTGCGCCAACTGTGCGGCTGCCTGCGCGTGCTGAGGGTCAAGCAGCCCCTTTTGAGCAAGGTCCTGCGCCGTTGACATGAGGGTCTGCGGAAGCTGCGCATCGGGGGTCTGCATAACCGTGGTGAAGGCGCCAGCGAGCAGGTTATTTTTCTTGAGCTGCGTATCGAGGTTTGACGCTCCGGTTGCGGCATCGTCTTTGGCGATGTTCGAATAGGTCTGCTGCATCTCCAGCGACTTCTGCTTCAGGCCCATGACGGCTTGCGCTGACCCGCCGTTCTTCAGCACCAACGGCGCAAGCTCGTTCAGATCCTTGCCATCCCACTGCGTCATCGCCGTGGTCATGGCCTTCTGATCGGATAACTGCTGCTGCTTCTGCTGGATGTCCAGCTGGCCCTGCTGAACCTGCTGCTGTGCGGCCTGCTGACGCAGAGGAGCCATCTGCTGTGCCTGGCTCAGTTGCTGGAGGCGTGCGTATTGATCCAGCGCATCAGGGGCGACTGGCGGAGGATTGAGATGAAGAGCCGGAAGCGGAATCGATGAACCCATAAGTTATCCTGCAATCCCTGAAGTCGCGAGCTCGCTGCCCGCCGAGCTATACCCGCTCCCGCCCATGTTTTGCAACTGATTGAGAAGAAGCAGGTTCGAGATGCTGCCGCCAGCGCTGTTGAGCGCGCCGCTGTAGGCATTGGCAGATCCGACATACCCCGAAGCATTCGCCGCCGCGGCGTTCTGGTAGTCCTGGCCCATGGCCGAAGCCGTTCCCGTCAGGTTCGAGCTGATCGCATTCGCGGACGACTGCCCCAAAGTCCCGAGCTGGCTGGCAGCCGTCTGCCCGATGCCGGCCAGAGACGCGAGGCGGTTGTACTCGTTGGCCTGCTGGTTCTCGTACTGGTTGTAATTGGAGGAATAGGTGTTGTAGGCATTGTTGTAAACGTTTTGATAATCCGTCGATGCCAGGCCTTGTCCGTAAGCGTCAAGCGCCTTGGCCGTCCCACCCGTCAGCAAAGACCCGTTCGCGGCCGCAGAGTTCTGGATGGCCTGCGTTCCCTGCTGCATCATGAACTGCTCACCCGGATACGCCTGTGCCTGGGCTGCCGTGGGAGCCTCAAACTGCCCGCCCGGGTAAGGAGATAGCAGCGAACCATACCCTCCACCCGCCGCACCAGTCGTTCCTGTCACCTGCCCCTGCTGCGCGCCGCCGGAGTAAGCTTGTCCTCCATATCCCGGCGCCGTAGCGAGTCCCGACGTCGGGTTAGCCTGCGGATTCTGCACCGGAGAGCCGGAAGAACCGCCCAGCGTTGCCGTTGGCCCAGCGACAGGACCGCTCGTAAACGTACCCTGCTGGCCGCTTACCAGACCGGATTGCCCGCCCGCCCCGACTCCCGGCGCCGTCGCGACTCCAGACTGTCCAGGGTTGCTGGTGAACGTTCCCTGAGGCCCCGACAGGGCTCCTGAAGGCTGCCCGCTACCGCCGACAGCCATTGCCGTCGGCCGCGGCGCGCCAACCGGAGAACTGCCAGCAGCGCCACCGGCTGCCGGCTGAGTGTACCCGCCCGAGGAGGGCGCAAACTGACCGCCGTTAGGTTGCGCTCCGTTGAACTGGGCCGATGTCTGCGGTCCGACGCCGAGCAGGTAATCGAGATTCGACAGCGCCCCGGTACCGGATTGCAGCCACGGCTGGAGATTCGACTGATTCTGGTTGTACTGCTGCTCCTGAAACTGGAGAGCATTCTGCGAAGCCTGGTACTGCAGCTGCGCCGACTGGTCCGCCGCGTTCGCCTGCGTGCCCGCCGCGTTCTGCGCCGCATTGGAAGAGATCGCAGCGCCGCCCAGTGCTCCGGCAACGCCGATCCCCGCCATGATTCCGCCAGTTAGCGACATCTATCGCCCTCCCAGATATTTACAGAACTGATAATCGGTCTTCGTCCAGCCAAGACGTTCGAGTAACGCGGAGTTATCCTCGTGAACCTTGCAACTGGTAATCGCCTTGATGACTCTTCGCTTTCGAAGCTCTGTCTCGCTCGCAATAAAAAGCCTCAGGCCCACACCGTTGCGGTATTCAGGAAGCACAAAATACATGTCGGTCATGCCCATTGGCCCAGCCTTTGAATAGTGCGGGTGGGGCATCAGGAACCACAGATAGTAACCGACTAACTTGGCCCCTTCTCGCGCTGTGAGAATAAGCAATATTCCAGCGCGATCCAGTAACTCGTACTTATCCTCGTCGATGCTCAGCGGTATCTCATTCTGAAACATCGCTAACTCCTTCCAGTGCGCCGGGAATACCGACTTACTGTCAGGATAGAAGGAAGACCACGACTCAACCTGCAACGTAATCAATGATATCTCCCACCGTCTGTACGCTATTCATGGCTGAGTCGGGAATATCGAGACTTATGAACAAGTCGAGCATTTCGAGCGAGTCCAGCCCCAAAGCTTCAACCGGCGTCTCGCTGGTGACAGCCAGCCCGGAATGTGAGGAGACAATGCCCAACGCTCTGTCTGTTGTCATGCCATCACCTGATAGGTCCAGTCGCACGGAGCTACAGTAAGGTTAGGGACGTTCGAGAACATCGCCCAATGCTGATTGTCGGTTACCGCGGCTCCATAAATATTCACGGCGATTGCTGCGGCCGCCTGATTGGCAGGGAACATGACAGGCCGTGCGACCTTGGAAAAAGCTGCAGTGAGCGTCACGGTAAAGAGGGCCGATCCGGTTCCCGATCCCGTCCCGGGCGTGAACGTGATGTCTCCGCACGTATCGGTTCCTGCGATCCCGACCGCGGCTCCGACTCCAGCCGAACCGCCCAGAGCGATCGCTGGCGTTGCTCCATTGCCTTCGTAGTGCGGCCCGGTCAGCGCTCCGGTGAAGGTCGGGTTATTGACCGGAAGTCCTCCGGCACCAGCTCCATTGATCGTGACTGCCCCGGTACCGCCGATAGGGCTGATGGTGATGTTGGCGCCGGCGATGATCTGCGTCACACCGCCGGCCGCCAGTGAGGTTGGTACCCATGCCGCGCCGTTCCATGCCAGCACCTGCCCCGCAGCCGGCCCGGATGTCACCAGAGCCAGATACGCTTCCTTGCCGCCCGCCAGCGGGAACCCTGCGCCGTCAGTCAGAAAGTCGGTGCTCAGTATCCCGGCGTCGCTGAGATGCTGGAGGATCGAGCCCAGCGTGCCACCGCGGCCGTGGATGGGACTGGATACGTCGAGCGGGGCGACAATGACTCCGCCCGGCGTGATCGTATTGACGACCGTGGCCTGCGCCGTGTGGAGGCTGCGGAACCAGCTTTGCCACTCCCGCGTCAGACGCCCATCTTTATCGAGCAGCGGGGTATTGATCAGCGTCGGGGAGGTGATGAGGCTGGGAGAACTCATGGCGCCATCTCCAGATACGCATCGGTGATGTACCAGGGAATCGGGTCCGTCACTACCAACTCATACACCCGATAGCGCGATCTTCCCAGCCGCCTCCAGATGGCGCGCACCTTGAACTGCCCAGCCTGTCCGCAGTTCGCAACGTGATCGTTTCCGAAGGTATGCCCGCGATCGTCGCTCCAGCGCAGAATCGCCTGCGGAGCTCGGGGATTGAACAGCCCATCCAGTAGCGGAGGTTGCGGTCCAAGCCCGGTATCGATGTCGACCACCATCTGCGCGTGCCGCATCCATTTCATCTCATCGAGGATGGTCGGCGCCCGCCTCACCCGGCGAATCGTCGCACCGTTGTCGGTCAGGTTCGCGCCGCTCAGTTGGTAGATGTTTGGCGAGTTCCAGTCGCCCACCAGGTGCATCCCGAAAGCAAAGCAGTGATTCCAACTGAAGTGCGGGCCGAACTTCCCGTTTACCCAGGAGCAGCGCTTGTGCCAAAGCCCTTCTGCGATGTCGAAGACCCAACTGCACGGTGCTCCGGGAATGTAGAGCACCCAGAAGGTATGCCCCGCGTCCTGGTAGGCATAGCTAACCATCTGAGCACTGTTCGCATATGATGTCAGTGCGACTTCGACAGCGTGTGTTGAGATCCTTACGGGCGTATAGCCGCTTGATCTCCAGCAGGACCAGGCCCCGCGCTCGCTCTGGTCTACCCAGAAAACAGAATTATCTGCCCGGCATGGAGCGAATGTCGCGCCGCATCCCGTTTCAATCATCGCCCCGGGAATGACGTCGAACAATTCAGCGCTTCCCGTGTCCTGGTAGGGCTGGTAGTGCTTCGACCCGAAAATCCAGAGCTCGCGATGGTTGCAGATGATCGAGGCGATGTTCTCGGAAAATACCGAGACTTCGTTGACCTGCAGGCCGGGCCAGGTCGTGAAGTCGAGCGGATTCGAGAACTGAAACTTGTTGCTGTTCTGAATCGCGATGATGCCGAAGCCGTCCGAGTACTCGCACTGCAGCGCCGGTCCGGCCAGTTGATCTGTTACCTCTTTTAGCGCGTTGGTCGCAAGCGTGAAGCAAAACGCCCTTCCGGCCGAGACGATGAGCGTCTGAATCTGGCTATTGGCAAAGGAAATCGGGCGTCCGTCGTTGCCGACAACTCCTCGAAGAGTCGCTGCACCGGCAGAAGAGACTTCGTAGAGCGAATCTCCTCCGATGGCAAAGTAGCGGCCTTCATTGAGGAACTGCCCGCGCACCGGACCCTGTGGCAGCGTGGCGAAGACCGAGATGCCCGGCGTGTAGATGAGGGCTAATAGCGAGTTGGCCGTGTTGCCGCCATAGACTTTCTTCGCGACGATACCGCCTTGCGACTCATTCGTCTGAAGAAAGAAGTTAATGCACTCTTCGTCAGCGATCGAGGGCGATTGAACGGTGTAACTCGGCCCACAAAAGCCAAACCTCACTGGTTAGGCCCGCCCGAGTAGTAGTTGAAATTCCCACCGACTCCGATTCCCGGCATACCAACGTCTCCCGTATCACCCTTTGGCGACGGGTTATTGTTCGCCTGCACCGCCTTGAGGGCCGCGGTCATCAGCCCGCGAAGATCAGCACTAACCGGGACCTGGTAGGAGGGCCCCAACGCCACGGCAAGCGAATACACCACCGCATCCCAATAGCCGGGCGGCATCGAAAAGCTCTGATTGTAGTTTGTTATTTCAGCGATTACCGTTCTCTGCTGGACGAGGCAGTTATTGGCCGCATTGGGGATGGGCCAGAGGTAGACCGTGCCATTCGGCCAGTCTTCCTCGTAGTAGTAGTCAGTCGGGATCGCTGAGGTGAGGGTCTTGACGCGCTGATTCGCCCACCAGTCCTTATCACGCTTGTTCAGCTTGATTTCGACCGTATTAGGCGTCGTATTCGCCAACTGCAGCCCGATGCTCGGGATCTCCACCGGCCGCTGGTTCACTTGCCAGTTTCCCGTGGGGCCGATGGTCTGCGGAGCATTCAGCAGAATAGGGAACGATGTAAAGGTGTTCGCGTAGATCATCGGCCGACGCGCATTGAAGGTGTCGATGACGCGTTGCAGCTTCTGTAGCGCCCAAGGGGCGTCCTCATTCGACAGCGGCTCGCCCGGCGCCACAGTCCCGAGTTCCTGCAGGGCTGCAGAAATCAGCTGCTGAGCGCTGACCGTAAGCGAGTTGGCCGGATTCGGAGGAGGCGGGATCGGCATTTACGCCACTCCGCGCCCGATTCGCGGGCCGCGTTTCCGGCCCTCTTCCAGTTGGCTGTCTGCGCGCGCCGCTTCGTTTTGATACTTCGGCGACAACGGCTCTTCGCGCTCTTCGCGGAATTCCGGAGCTTCCTGGCTCCATCCCGAGGACAGCGCATCCTGCAGTTCCTCTTCGGAATTCACCAGCATCGATACGACCCGAGCAGCGATATGGACAGTAACAAATCCAGCCCCATTGCGATTGGGCTGGTCTTCGTCGCGCGCCGGCTGGCTGTTCTGATGGTCGTAGAGCGCCATGGGGAACTTCTGGAAGCGATACGACTCTTTGGGCGGGTTGTTGAGGTCGTGGATGGTCGCCTTTTTGGCTTCCGAATCATGCTGCAGCAGGATCTGCCGCATCCGCGCAATTTCTGTCTCTGAGAGTTGCTGCGTCGTCATCGAAACTCCGTAAACAGCCGCCAGTTGCTCCTGACGCTGCTTTTTCGTGAGATTGGAGGGCCGATACTGGTCAGCGGGGATCGGCATCGGCCCTTCCAGTTACTTCCGTGCAGAGGGAATGTTGAAGGCGTTCGCCGAAACCCCAGACCCGGACGCCAGGGTGATGGTCGAGGTAAAGGTCTGCGCTCCGGTCGATGGCTGCAGCGTGACGGTAAGGCTCGGCGTCTGCGGATTGCCGGCCGGATCGAGTCCCGATGCGCCAAAGGTAAAGGTTGTCGCCACATCGCTGGCAGCAACCGTCAGAGTGGCGCTGGTGGTGTCAGACGAAGGCGTGATGCTTACCGCCGGATCGGTTCCTGGCTGCAATGCCCAAGCCCAATTCTGGACGTAAGCGGGGAATTTGGTCGGATCGAACGGCGTGCCATCGGCATTGAACAGATTGACGGTTGCCGTTGCAGATCCCGGTACGGGGATGGTCGAGGAAGTGGACATTTCAAAACCCTCCAATGTGACCTTGCTGGTGAACTTGCTGGGCTGCAGGGCGCGAATCGCTTGCAGAATCTCGTGATTCTGGTATTCGATCTGGCCGAGCTTCCGAATGATTTCGCCGTCGTGCTCGTGCTCGTGTTCGTGCTGCTTATCGTGTTCGCGGTTATGCGACACTTTGCGCCTCCACCACCACATTAGTGGCTCTTCGGGGTCCAGGTTTCAGGGCCCTTATGAAGAGCTGGCTTCGGAGGCTCTGGATGCCATTGTGTCGCCGCGGGAGCAGCATTGGCTGTGCCGGATTGGACAGCCGCGCCCTCAACTTCGGCCCAGCCATCCGCTTTGGCCTTCGCCAACTCATCGGCGTTGGTAACAACTTTCGACTGCTTCTCGTCCCGGTAGACGGTGGTGGGAAAGTCCTGGTGGACGTAAGGGGTGTCAGCGAAGGAATGCCGGGGGCTGTTCGCTCCCTGCGCCTTGAATCCATGCGGATCGTGGTTCGCCTGCTCCGCGGCCAGTTGTTCTGCGAGGGTCATAGAATTCTCCTGAAAAATAGGGGTGCAACCCCATGAGATGCACCCCTTGGGCAGCTAATACACGTACAAATACGCTCCGCTGACGCTGGCAAACGCAGTCGGAGCGGTGAAGTTCGGCAGCGTCCCGAAAGTCCCCGCAGAACCCGACTTGAACGTCAGAATGTTGTCGTCCTTGCCAGTGGTTACGGTATCCAGAGTCGCGGTCGTGCCGTTGCTCATGACACAGCCGTAGTACTGACCCGGGCCGACAGCGTAGTAGGGTGCCGTGAAGGCGGTTGCCTGCCAGGTGTTGGCAGACCCAACCGTCAAGCCCGCTACCGCACTGTTGGCGATGAGGTTGCCACCGGAATCATAGAGGGCAACGATCCATTTGTCGGTCCCTCCCGTGGTTCCGATGTGCGGCGCCAGCCCGGTGAGCAGTCGGCTATACGGCAGCCGAATCTCAGTGCAGTAGAGCTCGGCCGCGACAACCGTCGAGTTGGTTCCGATAGCTGAAGCGTTCGAAACCGCGCCGATGGTCGGGGATTCCAGCCGGTAGAAGGTCGCCCGCGTGGTTTGCGTGGCATCCCCATTCACCCACTGGCCTCCCAGGCAATCCGAGATGGTAACCCGGCTGGAATTGACGTTGACAATCGGCAGCGCCAACTCATTGCCTCGCGTGCAACCGCCAGTTTTGGGAGTCTGGAAGTTGGTTACGAGGTAAGCCGGCTCCACCAGCACGACAGCGCTCGATGCATGAGCTCGCCCCGCCGTGCCACTGACGCCGCGGATGACGGTGATTTGCGTGCCGCTAACAGCCTTCACGCTCATCAGTTCAGCGTCAACCACGAGGTAAGTGTTTTTGGTGCTGTCGGTTGCGCTCGGCGCGCTGATTCCCGTAGCCGAAGCCACGGTGATGACCTGCGCGCTCGAAGTCGCTGCCGCCGAGAGCGTGGTGTTGGTGAGGATGGTCTGCGCGCGCAGCCCGCAAGCTGACGCCAAAACCACCAAAGGAATAAGCAGATTGAGCCGCTTAAACAGGCTGTGCATCGTGAATCTCCTTGTATCAAGACAACCTGCTTGATAGAATCTCGCCATGAAAGAGCTAAAACGCATCTCTGAGCAGGACGCTATCTATCTTGCCGGTTTCTTTGACGGTGAGGGCTGCGTCGGAATCTACCAGCGCAGCGCGGGCAACTCTGGTCCCGGAGCCAAGAACCCGAATATTTCGGCATTGCTTTCGATTTGCAATACCAACTTCGCAGTTCTGCAGCATATCGTGAATAGCTGTGGTGGGTGGGTTACCACGCTTCCGCGAAAGTGTGCTCCGAAGCTGAATGGTGGCGCGCGTCAGAAACAATGGCGATGGTCGGCGGGGCCGCGAGAAACGGCCCATATACTTGCGGCAATTCTCCCGTATCTCATTGTTAAAAGAGACCAGGCCGAATTGGCGCTTCAGTTTCATCGCTCCGTTCTTGAATACATGCACCGCCCTCATCCTGGGCACAATGGCAAACCCGCCCTCACTAAAGAGGAGGTGCAGAGAAGGTTCGCTTTGGCTGACAAGATGAAGGCGATGAAGAGGCAAGATTAAGCTCCGACGACCGCGACTCCGCCGTTGTCCTGGTAGAGATTGCCCAGGCCGAAAAGTGAGTCCATGCGGTTGACCTGCACCGATCGAACCGGGTCCCAGGCCTTGACCTTGCGCACCGTCAATCCAGTGTCAGGGTCAGTTGCCGATCCGCTCTGCTCCACCGCTTCCGGCACATACAGCTTCGCGCCGACAATGGCAAAGGCATCGCGAGTCAGGCTCATGCCCACGGTTCCGACCTTCGCGTTCGGGGAAGTAGTTCCGGGCCAGAGCGTCAGCGCAGCGCCGTTTGCCGGCAAAGCGTCAACGTTCTGGTACTGCGAGCCGGGCCCGTAGATCGGAGGCAGGATGCTGATCGTGTCGCCACCCGCACCGCCGACTGCGGTAAGCGCCTGGGTGATGGTGAAGACCTTGTTCACAGCCTTGCCAGGAATGCGCCGCGTCATCGGGTTGACCAGATTCACGTTGGCGAAAGAAATCTTGTCGCCCAGGTTGAAGGTGTCGCCCGCGTTTGCAGTGATCGTGATGGTGGTTCCGGACTGGTTGGCGCCGGCTACGATAGGGTAGCCGCTGGTTCCAGCCCAGGTCCCTGCGGTGTGAGAGTAGAGCGACTGCGATTCATAGAACATCGCGGCGCCCAGCTCGCCAATCACGCCCTCTTTCCAGGCCATGGTGATTTCATCGGCCGGGTGGAAGATGGTCGTGATGTTCGAGCCCAGAGTCGTCATCATGCTCGAAGAGATGAGCATGCACCGCTTGCCCAGCACGCCCGCGGCGTTTTCTTCCAGCCGCTGCCGTGCCTGGTAGTAGGTGGTGACGCTGGTGGGATCGGTTCCCAAAGCCCCAACCAGCATGCTGAGGTTCTGGTAAGCCCATTTCGCACAGCGGGAGTCGCATTCCTGCGCCAGCGCTGCCGCGGCCGGCTCGAAGTACTGCTGCTCCAGTTCCTCTTCGGAGCGCTCGAGCTTCACCGCATCTTCGTAGTCGTCCCACTCGAAGGCAACCTGCAGCCATTGGTCCAGGTTAACCGGCGTCTGAAGACGATTGATTCCCTGCGGCTGATACCCCATGCCATCCGACACGGTGAACCGCTGCGGGAATTTGACTGTGATTTGCGATCCGGGGGCGAATTCTTTCTTGAAATCGCGCTCCCAGGACCGGTTGAAGTACTCAGCGACAATCAGCTTGTTCAGCAGCAGTCGCAGAACCTTCATCGATACCCAGTTGGGATTGATGAAATTGTTTGCCATTTAGTGCCCTCGCCGGCGGGCCAGATCCTTCCGGTCCTGCGCCTGTTTCCAGGCGCGGAATGCGTTGGGATCGCCTCGCTCATGAGCGGAAAGCGCGCGCGCTTCGTCATCCATCGTTCCCGCCCCGCGATTCCCTATTTCAATCGGCGGCGCAGGCGCGCTTTCAGGTCCACGTTTTGCAGGAGCAGGTTCAGGCTTCACGAACTTCCCATTAGCATCTCTGCCGGGCGTTCCCTTACCTAATTCCTCTTGAATGAGGCCTTCGACCCTCGCGATGTAGCGCAGAGCTTTTCCCGGTTCGGTCTTTGCCATCTCCAGAAACTTCGCAGCTTCCTGCGCGTCTCCCGCGATAGTAAAAACCAGATCGGGCCAAACCTCTGATTCCGAAACCATAACCTTGACTGGCATCGGAATCGCAGCATCGTCAACAAATGACTTAACGAAGGGCCGTGAAATCTCATCGAAGTTCTCATAGCGAGACTTGGCCGTCTGAATCCGCTTTTCCACCTCAGCCCGTTGCGCCTGTTCCTGCTGCTGGCGCTGGTACTGCGCTACCCGCTGCTCCGCCTTCCAGTCAGCCAGATCCTCCATGAATTCCTCATAGTCGGCGTATGGCTTCCCCTGGGCGTTCTTTCCATCAACAGTGGGTTTCGCGCGCTGTCCCTGCGGTTGCTGCTGAACAGGTTGAGGCCTTGCTGGTTCAGGCGTTCGTGCAGCGGCCTCAGCTTCGAGCCGCTTGACCTTGGCAGCCAATTCCTTGATGCGTTGCTCCGCACCTGGCTTTTTTGGCCGTTCGCTATGCTCCTGCGGTTTTGGCGTCTCCGATTCGCCGGCGTCGGAAGTCGTCTCTTTGGGCGCGTCAGAGGGTGTCGAGTCCTCAACCTTCGGCTCGGGCAGCGACCCGTTCACACGCCATTCGGCGTACTCCGGGGTCCCGCTGCGGGGAATTTCAACCGCTGTCTTTACTGGCGCGGCTGACGGGGCCGCTACTACCGTCTCTTCTGCCATATTTCACCTATGCTCTTGCGCCGAGCAGGCGTGAACTAAACTTGGGGCGCGGGCGGAACGCCGCCCTGTTCTCCCTCTTGCGCCGATTGCTGTGCGGCCTGTTGCGCCGCCGCTTGTTGTTGAGAAGCCTGTAATGCCTGTTCGTGGCCCTGCTGGTCCTTCTGGAGAGCTACGTCGTGAGCCTGGGAGTGAAACTGCTGCTCCAACTCTCCCACGAACTCCTGCCGCTCGCTCGCGACCTGCGCCTTGGTCTGAATCTCAGCGACCGCCAACTTGACTTCGCGATCGATATTCGCCTCCGACAACTGCGCAGCGCCGCGAATCTTCTCGATCGCCATCTTGCCCTGATTCTCCACGACCTTGCCCTGCCGCTCCAGCATGAGCTTCTGCACCAGCTGCTGCATCTGCTGCATCTGTTGCTGGCCTTGCTGCATTTGCTGCTGCAGCTGCGACAACTGCTGAGCTTGCTGCGCGCCCTGACCCTGCGGGCTGATGATATCCGCCATCTGATCGCCCAGCGGTCCAAGCTGCTTGAGCCGGATTCCCAGCGCGACAATCTCAGCCTTCTGCTGCGGCGAAAGAAACTCGGCCGCGGGAATCGTCTGCATCAGCGTATCGACAAACTCTGAACCCTCTTCGCGCTGCGACTCATGCGACGGTCCGGAGGAAATCGTGACCTGATACCGGCCCTGATCATCGGCAATCGGGAAGTGGTACTCGTGATCGTCAACGACCACCGGCGCGTCAGTGTTGATCTTCACCAACTGATGCTTGCCGTCTTCCGCCCTGACAGCGCGCTGCGTCTCGCCGAGGTCAGTCTCTGGAAGCCAGTCGCAAATGATCCTGCCGGTCAGCTTGATGGCGCTGTCGTAACTGTCAACGAGATGGTACGAGCCAACGTTTTGCTCTGTCTGGATCTTCTCGAGCGCTACACCGGACTTCTGATTCGCCCGCTGCGTGGCTGTGGTCTGCGCCATCACTCCCATCGCGGACTGAATCGCCCGTCGGCAGATATCGGCACCCACCGAGTAGGCCTGGAAGTCAGGAGTTAACTGAACCCGTGTCGGCAAAGGAAGAATCTGGCCGCTGGTCGGGTCGGTAAGCGGATCAGCCTGCAGAATCGGGTGATACACCTGATTCACCGATCGCCAGGCATCCTCGTCCGACTCAAACTGACCCTTGTATCCGATCCATGACGCTTTGGGGATTTGCCCGACGTTTTCCAGCATCGAGCTCATCACGTACGCCAGAGCCTTTTGCGGATCACGCGCCAGAGAGACAAGCGAAATCAGTTCCCGCTGCGCCGCTCCGCCTTCATTCGCAACCCACAGCTCTTTGCCGAATACCGGGATGATCGGGATGTACGGCCCGGGCTGAACGTCGCCTTTAAGCAGGATTTCAATGCCGTTGGTCACATACTGCCGGACTTCCCGACTGGCGACTTTTCGATTGGCCTTTCCAACCTTCTTATAGCTGGTCTTGATCTCCCAGTAAGAGGCGATGAGGATTGTCTTCTCGTCCAGCCATGCTTCAGCGTCCTGTTGGAAGTCATCTGCGGAAAAGCTACGGATCTCCGCATCAGGGTATTCGTTCTCAAACTCTTCTTTCGGAATCCGTTCGAGCTCGAACGCCCACTTGATGTCTGAGGCGTCCATTTCCTTGTAATCCGGGTCGATCAGAATCGCATCGGGATTCTGAATCGGCAGGACCACAATCTCCTGCTCGTCGGAGTCGTCGGAAACGTAGATTCTGCTGACCTTCCAGTAGCCAATGTTGCGCTCTACTGCTCCCTGGAGGCCGTTGATATACACCCGGCTGGCGTTGCAGGCGTATTCGATCGCCCGAATGCGGTTTTCCCGATACTCAGCCAGCTTCTCGGTCGCATCGCCGCCGGCGGGATCGATCTTTACTCCACGGGGGTTCTGGCGAGCGGTGTTGACGACCTGATTCACATACTGGTTCAGTTCATCGGGGCAAACCGTCGGCCGCCCCTTGCGCGCCTGCTTGTCTTCATCCGTCCACGGGTCGCCGGAGACGTACTTGATGTTCTTCTGGCCCTCTTCGCGGTTATGCCGCCACTTATCCATGCCATAGCGGTAGCGCTGGCGAATCCGCTTCAGCAGTTTATCGTTGTGCGTCCCGAGGTCCGGATCTTTTTCCGGCATTTAGTTCACTTGCCGCAGCGACGTTGGGCATGAGGGGCAGATTTCGACAGGAGGATCAGCAGTGTAGTCATAGACCCAGCCGACTTCGCGCGCACGAATGATCACGTCAAGCGGCGTTTCCTTCTCCAGGCTCAGGAATGACTGCTCTCGTGTGCATTTCGAGCACGTCATAATCAAGGTGCGCTTAGACAGCGAAGCTGCCAGCGCATCCTCAGCCAGCCTGTTCAGAGAATTTACATCCGTCGCCGCGCGGAAGGGATGAAACTTCCCATCTGCGCCCACGGTTGGCAACTGCTCCCGTTCAGCCCTGTTGCCGGCGCTGCTTACATACCGATCCAGCGGCCACGCCTTGAATGGAAGATGCGGCACGCAGGTTTCATAGATCACGCCGCGGAGATTCGGCGGTGCCGAGGATAGCTTGCGCTCAAAGTCGGCATGATCTTTGATCTTCGGGGCCAGCCGCAACAACACCTTTAGCGAGCGCTCCGCTTCTTCAATCGGGTTACCCACGATACGTTCCTGGGATCTTAGGCTGGCTAAACTTCGGCACAGGAGGGCGCGCATTGCGCGACACCTGAACGGGTCGGATCGGCAGCTGCGGGGCCGCGGTACG